AGTTCCCAGCTTCTCGCGATTAGACATAGCCTACCCTGGAAATCACTTCCACGCTTACGCAGCCACGACCTAAGTCTCTGGCCTATGTCCCCCACGGGTGAAAAAAATACCGCCGATTAGCGTCGCGAATCGTACTCATACAACAACAGCCACACCACAATCAACATCACAATCATGGTCTAAGTGATATCGTCCAAGTAAAGATTAGACACGTAACCATCGTGATTGCGAACGCTCCAAGTGCACACCACATACTAGAACCAATCAATCTCGCGAGACTTGGGGCGTGAGAAAAACTCAAACGGACCAAGATGCAAAATACTGTATGGCGTGGTGGTGTCACTTGACAACACAAAGTTATATCGCTTGAACGAAAAACCCCATGTTGTGGCGCGCCCGATAAACGTTGTATATGGATAGCGTAACATTATCTTACCTTTTAATGTTCTCCAAAATCCCATTACTTTAATCCAAACTTCTTGAGTAAATCTTCTGCTTGGTCGAAAGTCATCCCAACGTCGGAAAATGCTTTCTTCTTTCGCTTCACCGTTGGTGCGTCAGCCATTGGTGTTGTTGCTCCGCGAATCTCGTCTGCCGTCCAGTTACCGACTTGAAGCTCAAAGTCAGAGACAACCAAAGTTCTCGGTGGAAGGCGATCGCATCGCAGGTGGCGGGCGACGGCTTGCCTCGCTTCATGCTTCTTCGGGCGACCTTTTACAGTGATCGCACCTGTCCAGAGTGAGTGTCCGTTGTTAGTATCATCAGATAGTCGGTAGTAAATTCGAGTTGCCATAATTTGAGCCTTTCCTCATTGTTTGTATATACATTATGTCAAATTTTTAACCAAAAGTCAAGAAAAAAATGACTCATTTCACAAAAAAGTTTTACTGCCTGATGACCTTGAACTCGTGGCGAAGGTTACGAATATTGAAGCCTGAAAATCCATACTTGTCAGTGTATACATGCGGCTGTATGCCTTGCCAGTGTATAAAGACATTATCCTGGCGTCCCCATTTATCAGTTTCAATCCTTTTTATGACGCCAGTGAAAGGATGATCTGACTCATGGCTAAATATCACCATATCTCCAACCTTGAGTAGTTTATTCATCTTCTACCTTCTTGATGTCTGAAGATTTATCGACCTTGTGCAACCAAGAAGAGTTAACGGGTGACTTCGCAGGAGGATCTTGTCCGAAAAAGATCACTTCCCAAATTTCACTACCAGATACGTGCTTCTCTGTTTCTGTAAGTCTCTTGACCAAATAACCAAGATCACCGTGATTGGCTAATTTTAACGCGGCTGTATGATCAGCATCTTCTCGGTACCAGTCCCAGATCTGGACTAGATCACCAGCTTTTAATTCTTTTTTATTTTTCATGCAGACATTATATCAGAGAATTACCAGGTTGTCAAGAAAAAAATACCGCGAATTGTCAAATGATAATCGGCTGAGTCTCATGGCCTGGAACCCAACGCAACAACCCAACATGGCAAGATGTCGTCTGTGATCGGAAACCATAACTTCCCTTTGCTGTGTAGTCACGGACAATCTTTTTACCATCAGATGTGTCACCAATCTGCAATTCGTAAGAGTAAATCTTTTTTCCGTCTGTGCTGAAATTACCTGTGTGGCTTACTGCTTCTCTGCCTTCGAGCCATGCTTGGGCCACTTCATCGTTAGTTACTCGCTTCATCGTTCGCTCACTTTCGCTGGTCTAATCACACCATCTGGTCCGCGTAGTCGTTCAAGTCTAATATTTACCATTTCTTCGACAATCTTACACTTGAGATCCGTTGGGAATGTCTTTAACATTGCTTTGCGCTTATCATCTCTCATATCAACCATTTGTCGTGCGACCCGGCGGGCGCTACCCATTGAAAAATCTACCATCTCTTTCTCCATAATTCTAATGATGCCCAGGATATAAGGGCATACCACTCGTCATACAATCTGCGGCGTCGACGCGCGTTGGATGCTTTCTGTTTTGCTCAATTAGCTTAAGATCAGCATACACCTTTTTGTTCTTCATGTCCAGCGACAAGCCAACAACTCTCGCAGAATAACTTACATGGCTCAGCTTGACAATAACTAGATCCCCAGACTTGATTTTATTTGGATTGTAAGCATCGAAAAGCTTGTTGATGTCTCTGTTGGAATAATTAACCACTGTACTCACCGTCCCAATCATCTAGTGCAGCGGCTCGGAGAAGCTCTGTTGATTCATCATCGTAACAAGCAGAACCTCGTGCTTCAAGATAATCTACAAGTTCTGACCTGTTTGCGCGTTCGAGGTCTCGACGGGAGAAACCAATAAAATCGCCACTGTATGTTTCTAGATACTTTTTCATCCTTTTCTCCACCAATCAATCAAACACTGGCCAACCCATAAGCCGACTGCAATAGTGATTACTCCGCCAAGAAAGTCCATTTCTTCTCCTATACTCTATTAAATAAAAAGTCTAGCAAATTCCATTCTCTTTTTGTTTCCCATTGAACTTGCTCTGTGTTTTCTGTCTCGTCAAATTCATCTTCTGGCATAGACCGCGCTTTTGTCAACGCTTCTCTTCGATTGTCTGCATCGACTATAACACTTCTGTAGCTCTTTTTAATTTTTATCAATTCTACTTTGTAAGCCATTTACTATCACCAAAGGTAATTTGCGCCCCAGGTAGGAGTCGAACCTACGACCTGCGGATTAGAAGTCCGATGCTCTATCCACTGAGCTACTAGGGCAAATCCTCATTTTCTATACTTACAGTATATCAAAATTTTCTAACCTTGTCAACAAAAAAGATTAAAAAAGTAGCTAGGGCGGGACTCGAACCCGCACGACCGAAGTCGGGAGATTTTAAGTCTCCTGTGTCTACCAGTTCCACCACCCAGCCTCACTTATTCTGCTTGACAATATATGGCAAAACTATTAAAGCTCCTACCATTGCAACACCAGCAGCGTAACATATTGTTTTTATTATACAATCTCTTATCATAATACTTTGGTCGGGGAGGTAGGATTCGAACCTACGACCCTCTGGTCCCAAACCAGATGCGCTGCCAGGCTGCGCTACACCCCGATAAAAATAAGCGCGTGGTGAGAATCGAACTCACATCATCAGCTTGGAAGGCTGAGGTAATAGCCGTTATACGACACGCGCTTGGTATTAGTTTCTTTTCGGAAAACGACCTTGGTTGCCCATTCCATCATAGTCAATGAAATCAGACTCATTTGGGTCAATTCTCTGAGAGGAAACAATTTTTGGAAAATCTAAAACATTGTCATCGTCATTCTCATTGTCTTCTTCAATTAATTTCCACATATAGTTGTGTCCTAAAAGCAGTAGAGTTGAGAAGGTCGCGACAATGGTAAAGACTTTCAAAAATTCCATTAGATTTAGACTCATAGCTAACTACTCCTTATAATGATTGGACATCGCCATCAAAGTGGGCGCCCAAAGACCAATAAAAATACCAAAACGTTCAGCATGAGCAGGGTCTGAATCTCCAACCGTTACCCACGTAACAATAGAAGCTGCAACAGATACAAGCGATGCGAAGAAGCATAAGCTAGATAGTTTCTTATTTGGTTTCATCTATTCCTCCTTTCATAAAATTTTAGTGGGCCACCAGGGACTCGAACCCTGAACCTGCGGATTAAAAGTCCGATGCTCTGCCAGTTGAGCTAGTAGCCCTTAGATATGAGGTGCGCCGCGAGGGTGAGTCGCGGCAGACACCATCTTGGAAAACTTTATATTTTTTCCATGCTCCTTGAACAGTTCCGCTATGCGCTTTCTGCAAATCTTTTCAATCGCGATGATCTCGTGACTCGGCTCTTTGCCAATGCGATAGCGGACCCTGTAGATTTGATTCATCCTGACACCAATTCGAAGTCACGCACAGGATATGACATCCTGTTCCAGGCATTAGTACAAGTGCTGCTAAGCCATTCATCGTCGTCGTTAGACACGAATTGCAAACTCATATATTTGCCACTAGCTCCCATAACCAATGCAGTCTTACCCGCATAGCCGTGACGCTTTGCGCGCTTGTTTTCTGGTTTGCCTCGAACGAGGACACCAGGCGTAAACTTTGGCGGTGGTGGCACAAGCCGATCAATTAGCTGTGTTGCATTGTCCCAATAAGTGCCAGGAAAATAGTCAGTATGCGGATCAGACTCTTGATTAACACCCTTTGTATGAAAGCTCGACACCACAAGTTCTGACTCTGGATCGCGATAGTCACCTCTCTCTACGTGCCAGCGAGCCACTGTGTCGCCATAAACCAGCCACTCTCTGCGTCCATTGACCCCGAACTCATCAGTAGTAATATCCAGATCCTTGGTGCCGAGTCGCTTCTTGAGTTTGTTGATAAAAGACTTGTACTTCATTAGTGAACCTCGTTGTTTGTTGTTGGTTGTAGTAATAGTTTAACATCATTTAAGACTTCTGTCAAGACTTCTGCTTTATCTTCGTTATCATAATTTACAGCAAATTTATGGTTAAGCAAAGCAACGATAGCAGCGACGTTAAACGCTTCTTTTAATGTATCCTCATTCATGCGAACTCCAATGTTGCTGGTGCGCCGGGGCAGTCCTTGATAATATGAAACTCATTGTTGGTATAAGCATAGATCGCCCGATTAAAGCCTTCCTTCTGGAATAGCACTTCTGCAAGAATAATTTCCACCTCATTGTTGTCGCAGTAATGCCGCTTGGATTTGGTGATTACACCAGAGTTTGTGTGGATGCTGTTACCACCCTTGACAATTCTACCTTCCCATCCCCTTTTCATATGTCTATGCTCCTGTTGATATAAAGATCAAACGCACAAGTGTCACCTCGTGTTTCGCTGTCATCATGGTCTTCACCAAGGCGGATGAATCCGTATGTTTCATAAGAAAGACGGCCGGTGTCTACATTATCACACATTGTCATAATGTTTTCTACGATCTGGACGTCTGGAAAACTATCATACCACTTGACAGACTCCCAACGATAGCGACCCTGATAGCCGTCACCGCTCGATAAATCCTCGCCACAATTCAACAATTCTTTGAACTCGCTGTCCCACTCACTCACAGTTTCAATCACTTGCTTGATGATTGGATCACAGGCGAAGCCTACATCACTACGATAACCCATTACTTACAACTCCTGCATACGTGACCGCCAAACTCTGGCTTCTTGACGTTGGGAAAATACTCGTGACAGTAAATGCAGTCAACGCCATAGATAGCTTGTCCTGCATAGTGTCCACTGTCACGCTCGAAGCGAAGCCGATTGGACCTCGCAATAAATCTCATTCTTGCTTTACCTGCCATTGAAATAACTCCTAAGTACAAGTTCAAGTTGGTTGTGGATTAGCTTCTCCAAGAGAGTTGCGTCTTGCTCGTTTAGGTCGAGCTTAAATGGTAAATGTATGTCAATAGCAATGAGGCGCTCGCCAATGTGAGTCGTGAAGTATGCATCTGGTGTTAAACACTTTGTTTCGAGAGCCATAGAAAAATAACCTTTCTTGATTGTTTCTACTCTTATAGTATAGCAGCTAAACTACTGAAAGTCAAGAACTTTTTACTATTTTTAAGTCATAATCCCAAACATTATTTCCAATGGAGCCATCGTGCCACAACACCCTAAACGACTTGTTTAACGATGATGTGCCTAATCGAGTCTGATTGACAAGCACCCCGATTCTTTCAGCACCCATCCGGCTTGGATGATTGTCTTTTACCAAATCACCGACTTTCACTGATTAACTCCAACGAGCCTGGATGGTGTATAAAGCGTTCATTGTCCCTATCGAACCAAATAACTTCGCAAATGCCAGGACCACGAATTTCAACTACAACGCCTACTATGCGGCACTTCTTTGGTATGTCAACATGCTGTACTAAGTCACCGACTTTCATTGACTATCTCAATAACTTTTACATCTCTTGGATCGTTCAAGGTTGGCAGTGTTGACTCGTTCCAAATCACATAAACATGACCTTCGGTGGCGTATGGGGTGCAACTCGCAGGGATAACCTCTGTTACAACACCAACAAACTTAACTTTCTGAGAGCAGTATACACCCCTTGTTGGTGTCCAAGCTACAACATCACCGACTTTCATTGATAATCCTCAATTCATCGGTAGTGAACAATCGGACACTTCCATCAGGACAAAGCACATCCACAACATCATAGACATCCCCGTTCATAACTCCCAAAGCTTTGGTGTCACAATCTGCTGATAATCTCGGCGCCGAGATAACGATCCCCAGATCCTCATAGAAATCATCAGTTACGAGGTCGCCAACTTTAATTTTCATCTATAACCTCGCAATAGCTCGTGACAAACCAGTCGATCTCGCCGTACTTGTCCAGCACCTTGATTGTACCGCCTTCATGGTTTATAGATAATACCTTTCCAATAACGGGCGAACCGTCATCGTAGATTGAGTATCCGTATTTTACAATATCACCGATTCGCATGTGGTACCAACTCATAGATATCGTGAGAAATAGGCTTGCTGTAATTTGACCACAGAACCTTGAACTTGCCATGGCCATCATAATATGTCACAACGCCAATACCAAAGTCTGGGGTGTTGGTTCTATGATATTCCCAAGGCTCTATTTTACGATTTACTAAATCACCGACTTTCACTGATAACCTCCACGAAATTTACATCACCGAAGCGCGCGTGGCCCTTGCCTGGAACAAACACTCGATAAGTAACGTGTGAGCTTTCTTCTGGTTCTACAATGTCAATGATTCCAATCTGGTCTCCCCACCAATAGATCAGACTTGGCGGCAGCTTCACTAAATCACCAATTTTGATTGCATCAGGTTGCATACTTCAATTCCTTCCTTGAGTGCGTGTTCACCAAAAAGCAACTGGGCGCGCGGTGTGCTTTCATCCAATGGACCTTGTAAGGATAAGAACCAAGAAGTATACTGGTAACAACTCCAACCTGATATGGGTCCTCCTTCGTCAGTGCGTGGTTGTAATCACGCTTTATACCATATTCTGACAACCTAACCAAGTCTCCAACCATCATCGACACACCTCATAACAATGCTCAACGACGTAGTAGTGACAATCCTCACCGCAACCAGAATCATTCTTGTCGCAGACCATCTCTTGATCGTCTTGGCACTCCATGATTTTCTGACAGTCTTCTTCTGGTGGGCAACCAGAAAGGAATAGACAGAATACAACAACAGAAATACGAATCATCGACCGACTCCTCGTGCTACCTGGACTGTGCCGACATATTGATACGCGCCCTTGTTGTAGGCTGGGGCTGAACACTTTGCTTTGCGAGCCTTCTCGATTAGAGCAGACTTGCCACCGCAAGTGAGACAGGTACGATAGCCAAGTTCAAAACGACGAGGGTTGAACTCGACTTGGCATTTGATACAGATTGGTGCAGACATTGGATACTCCCTGATTGTTTATATTATAATAATATCAGGTATTTAGCGGTTTGTCAACCGTTTTTTCCCACGGTCCTTTAATTATTTTTGAGTCAAAAATTGACTGCTCGACATCGCGTAGATGCTTGGTCCAGTTTTCTGTTAACGACCATTTAGTGGTCGCAGACTCTTCATCAAAAGTTGCGGTAACTTTTCCCTCGATGCAAAGCGCAAAAAGAGTACAAAGGTTTGCAGCTTGGCGCGGGTCATCGAGAAAGCCTGAGTCATATGACTCTATAATTGATTGAAGGATATGTCTGCCCTGTGACAAGACCCTTCTTCTCGCGGTTTTCTCATCTATAAAGTCATCAAACATTTTATCTCCAAAGTGTTACAAACTCACCAAATTCTCGGTCGAAGGTGTGCAACAGTCCTTCATAGTTAGTTAATTTCATTTCATCAATTATACATTTAATTCTATGTTCACTGTATCCGAGTTGCCTACCCCACTTTTGGGCGTAGCCCATAAGAACAAAAGCATTGCCCTCTGGTCCTGTTAGGTCGATCTCCATTTTCTGTTGCGGCTTTTCTGATCTACATCGAATCATCTTTTTTTCCTTCTCATTTTCTATTACCTAGAAGAACATCTTGTAATTCCACAGAGTATAAAAAATTCAAACAATAATCTGGAACCCACTCTGGATCTTCTACTTTTGTCCACAATACGAAAGACATATTGTTCTTTCTTGATAAAGTTACCCCGATAAAAGAGGGGTCATTTTTGTATCTTACAACTTTTCTTTCTAGCTTGTTTCCACCCATCTTCAAGATCCATCATTCGGGAAAAAGAAATACAATATTGATAAAAAGATCCAGCAAAAAAAAGATATTATCAATTCCACTGAGTAGCAAATTACAAAAATTATTATAAGAAGTGGAAACAGTCCAAGAAAATAAGTCATTCTTTGTGCCTTGTAATGTTACTTGATTAGATTAAAATACCAAAAATATCTACACTTCTCTCAAAGTTATCTAGCGGTCTCCACCTATGAGCAGGCCACCAGTTTCTTGTCCCATCCTTATCTAAGACGAGTATATCTTCTAAAGTAGGTGACACTTCAATAACCATGCCCCACGCTAACAGATCTTCGTATACCTCTGTATTTGTGATATAACAAGCAACAAAGTCACCGGGTTCATATTTTTTTGCCATATAGTAAATATACAACAAAAGACAAAAAAGTTAGATTCTTGGGTCAGGCTGTCCTCACCGCCTTGACTTTCGCCAGCCTATGTCTAATTTTATTTTCTTTCTCTTGTTGCCAGACGTCTATTGTTGTCCGACACAAGAACACGGACGCGGTTACAGACAAGCGCGCCAATATCCTATATATTGTCCAAGAATCCGCCGGTTGCTTGTCGAGTACACCGCTATGCACCAAGGTTGTGTGCTGGATGTTTACCCACAAGATTGACCAACCGACACCATAACTGCTCGTTATGGATTTTAATCTACAGCAACCACGCGCTCGTTGGTTGAAAAATAGTTCCTGTCAGCATACTGCTTAGTTGTCATCCACATACGCTGACACTTGCTTGGTTTTGGCTTCGGAGCGCACATATCAGTCAACACAATATGACCATCGAAACCCTTGCCATTTACGTACTCGGTCGGGGCATCAAAACATGTACCACCTTGCAAGACTCGTTCTGGCAACTTAGTCTGGCCCTTCTTCCAGGTGAATACCTTACTCTCATCAACGCGGGTGTCGAAAGGGATCACGACAAACTCTGCAATCTGTGCTAGTTTGTTAAGTTCCGCGAAGAACATAGCGAGCATGTTATCATCCACCGAGCCAGACTGATCAACAGATACTGCAACACGAGCAACACGATTTGACTTGCGCCCTGGATGGACATAAGCGTATCGACGATTGATGCGTTTGATAGAACTGGAGCGGTTGGCGCGTTGAGATGACTTGACAAAATAACGAAGAACTTTGCGCCAGTCAACCTTTGTTTCAAGCATCTTCATAACTTTCTTACGAGTCTCCTGGGATACTGAACCCCAACGGTTAGACGCGCTGGCTTCTTCTGCTGCTTTACGCACCACTTCCTTGAGCCTCTCTTTAGCCATCTCCTTGACTTCTTGAGAACACTCTTGCCAGCCTGAATGGTCATCGAGGGTATCGGGGATACCTGATCCGTCTCCCTGGTTGTCGCTTGGTTCACCGCCGTCGCCGCCCTGACCTTGAGACTCGCTGCTACTTGGACCTTCGCTGTTGCCATCGTCCTTGTTGAAGTCAGGCATGTTAGCCATGTACCACTCTGCTGATTCGCCTTGGGGCAGATGCTCAAATGGCGAATCTTTTTCACCGGGGATTAGGCCCCCTTCTGGTAGGTTGTGCAAGTGCGAGTTGATTGCAAGGTCAGTGGCGATGTTCCACAGCTTCAGGTTCACGCCGTCAGGCATACGACCAGTAACATGCTCAAACAAGACATGATAAAACTCATGCTTTAGTACATCAGTACGTTGAAGGTCTGTCAAGTCTGCAAAGAACTTTGGATTGTAAAGCATCTCGAACTGAGCGGTATCAGGATTGACCATGACCCCAGCGGTGGGAATAGCGTAAGATGCTCGCTTGTCAATACGACGTGAGATAGCCGCAAAGAAAGGTTCTTCCATGAGAAGACGGGCGGTGTTCAGGTTGAGATCAAATTCTTGAGCAGACATGACAGCCTCCAATAATTAAGTACAACTATATCTTACTATAAGTAGTACGATTTGTCAACAATTATTTCTTATCTTCCTCCGACCCGTTGATGAGTCGAACAAAGTGCTTAGAAACAGACTCTCCATCAACCTCAGACTTGTGCAGCTTGACGGTGTTGTTTACATCGCCCTTGCCCATCACAGTCCACAGCTTCATGGCAACCTCTGAAGGCAGCATCACAAAGTATCGAGCCAGGTTATCAACCAGCGCCTGGTCAAGCTCATTGTGGAACGTCTCTTCCGCCTCGAACTTGTCGATGATTGCAGTGTGGTCATTGATACCAAAGTCTGCAACCTTAGCAAAGTTGCCATGAATCAAGATATCGTCTGTCGTGACCTGTCGGTCGTAGTTCAGGACAAAATCGTTGAAAGCAACAGCGGCCTCGAAGCCAACAAAAGCGGATGTCAAGTTGTATAGAACAGGACTTGCTTCCTTCAACAAGTCTGCCTGCGTCAGACAATTGTCAAGACGCTCCCAGGAGCGACGTGAAGGGTAAACCTTGTTTGGCTCAAAGTCATCAGTATGCTCAAGATGGTTGCGGTTCTGATTGATGAAGTTCCAGATCTCATCTGATACCTGAGACTCCTTAGCCCAAGACAACCAATCCTCGACAGATGGTTCGATGTCGAACACAGTCCAGCGATCAAGCTCAGCAGGGTCCATCTCACCAACCTGATATTGCGCGCCATGCTCGCCACCGTTGACAGCAGCGAAAACCAACGTGTCAGGGTGAAGGGTGTGACCATTTAGCTTACGAGAATCAGTAAGCTCGAAAATACCCTGACGAACTTCAAGAGTGGCTCGGTCGACCTCATCGAGGAACAGAACAACAGGACGATCACAAGCAGCCTTGAACCAGTCAGGTGGATTGAAGGTAGTGGAATTGTCATCAATGGATGGCAAACCAACCAAGTCACCTTCAGTCATCTGAGATGCCCGACGCTCGACAACTTCCATGTTCTGTTGTGCAGCATACTGATACACAACAGTGGACTTGCCAATACCGTGGCGGCCACGAAGCAACACAGGCTTGCGGACGTTGGTTACGTGATGAACGATCTGTGAAAATGTAGTGAAGTCAACGGCCATTAGTAATCTCCTTGTTTGTCGGCGTTATTTCTTTCTCTATCTTTAACTAGTATGTCATAGTTGGTTAGATTTGTCAACATAAAAATCATAAAAAATTTAACTACGTCTTGCCATAGTTTTCATTGCAAGATTACGGTTCCCGTCATCTGGTGAAGATGCTGAAATTTTTACAATAAGTTCAAGCGGCGTATTCTTATTCTCGATGATCATCCTCTCTGTGTTTGATGGGCCTGAATAGTAGTAACCAGAGGAACCGGTCGAGCCGCCTGCTCTCTGCCGCTGTACATCCTTGAGGTAGATGTCCTCAATGATCTTTGGTGGTGTTCCCGTTCTATCAGTTCTGGTTGATACACCGTGGGAGTGCCACCGATAGTGGCACAGGAAGACACGAGGGAGACGCCACGGTGAACGGTTCCGCATCTGTGTTCCGTAACCATCGTAAAGCTCGTGGTATTTATCTTGTTCTTCGAGGAAATGCCCGTATGTGATAAGCTCACACTTTCTTGCGTAGCCGTTGTAGTCCCACAAGACATCTCGCGCTGCTGTTTTAAGATTCATATTCTCAATCAGATAATTATGGGCGCGGCGGTAGTGAAACTTAGCGATGGCGACTTGATCTTCTTCATCAAGGTATCTATTTTTGGCAAGACCAATCAGTTCAGGGTTAGTCATGTTAGGGATATGTTTCTTTAGGTGGCTCATTTCCACTCCTTCATTGTTGTATTATAATATTATCAGAGTTTGATAAAAAAGTCAAGAAGATTTTGATAATAATTTCAACCATTTAGTACGAATCCATCGTTGTTCGTTTTCTGGTTCTGAGTTTAAGATTAAAACCTTGCAGTGATACTCATCTGGATGGAAGGCTCTGTCAGTGTTATACGCAGGGTTGATTGCTTTTCTTTCAACCACAACTCCTGTCATTTTTTCTTCGCCCTTACCGAGATAACACTCCACAAGATCGCCAATGTCAATACTTTGCCTAGTCATACTTCATGGTACCACAAACCTTTCAGCAATGTCAAGAAAAACTTTCAATTTTTCTCCTTCGCTTTGTGCCGCTTGAATAACTTATAAAGCATGAACCCTCTCGTATAGCTTTATAAATACTATCTTTCTTCACACGGTTGTCTTTAGTAATAAAGTGATCCCCTGGATTGTCACGGTGTCTTGCACAGCAGGCATAATAAACATATTTTGGTGTCATCTTGTAAATGACAGCCATAATTGTAGAATCTTCCCTTTCACCTTTCCTGTTAATGGCTCTGGGGTGATAGATCATATCACCAATTCTCAAATTATAAACTTCGTTCATAAAAGCTCCTCGTAAAGTGAGAGCATGTTTTCTGGTAATTTAACAATCCTTGTCTCACCTGTAACCTTGCTTGTTGACATTAGTCTGAACCAAGTCTCTGACGTGGGCCGAGTCCAATTATCAATCGATAACACAAGGTAAGGTGTTAGATGCGCGTAAGATGGTAGTCTTCTGATATGCTCAGGGTTGTCCTGTGGGTGCGTGTATACAAGGTCGCCTGGCTGTATTTTAGTCTGCTGTTCCGTCGTCATATCCTGGGTACCATCCATATATATCGAGCGATGCTTGTTCATAATCATACTTTGATGGTGGTTTCGTACTGATTTTGTTTTTCAGCTTTGGAAACTCTACCTTGTTTACAGTGTCATGCTTGAGTGCGATGCCCTCTGCTTGTGCGGGCAAATATGATGGATCGCCGCCTGGATAAACTCTCAACCTTTCATTGTTTTCTAGATAAAAGGTCGGGTCACAATTCTTAATAATGTCGTGACTCAAAATCTCCATCGCTGTCAATGCTCTCATCCTAGTCTTTAGTGAACCATTCTCTACCTTCACAACAGGTACGCGGAATTTGCCAACAACGGTAGGCTTTACTACCACCCTTTCTCCGTTGTGCAAGAATGAAATTGCGTGAATAACTTTGTTTTTCATTTTTTGACTCTCCTAGCTTTCTTCAAGTCTGACTCGTGGGCGTAAATTGGCTGAGCCTCGTCAGTAATTAGTACCTTGTAGACCCTTGCTCCCTTGGCGGCCCTGGTAATTGGTTTAGCGTTTACTTCAATTACCATGCAGAATTTATTGGCCATCTGAGAACAGACAGACCTGCGAGGCATGTGTCCGGCTTTCTGGTCAGTGTTTGCAATATCTACTCTATTCGTCGCCCTAATCTGTACAAAATCACCAATCTGATACTTCGCCTCTTCCTTGTAGCAGGCCAAGATCTTTAAGGCATACTTGTTGTTACACATCTTATTGTACTCATTGTAAGAGAGGGTGTGGCCTTCTGGATCTTTCAGAACTTTTTCTACAATAGCATCATAATACGGAGGATACTGGTCCGCGTAATATTGGGCACACCTTACAGCAACTCGACGATGTGCTTCGGAGTAGTTTTGTGCAAACTCTTCTTTCTTTTTAATTTCGTCCATACTGTATCTATTATACAACCGCTCTAAGTGATACAATTGAGATGAAGAAAGTTCTCTTTTATTCTCGTGCTGCCAAAATAAAGACAAATAGAACTGCTTATCACCATAGGCGATATGGTCTTCCACGGAGCTTAGGTGAGAAAAAAAGATAAACGTCTTTTCGGCGTCGGTCATCATAGTTTTACAATCCTATCAGAAAGGGTGAAGGTCGGCTTGTCTCGACCGATGATCATAACCTTAACACACTGAACTGAGTCGAACAGCTTATTAGGTTCAAAACCTAATACCACTGCCTTGTGCCTGTGCCTTCTGTCTGAGTGCTTCATCTCTACAATTTCGCCAATTTCAAAACCAGTCGTCATAATCTTTCCGCTCCTCATCAGGCAGATAATCTGCATTTACATACACAATTAAAATGAAGCCAAACAACAGCATAAGTATCAAAAGCAAGTCACCCATATGTTCGGCTACTAAATCCATAATATCATTATACATTAGTTGTTATAAATTGTCAAGAATTATTTTGCAAACTTTAGGTCGCGGCGATCAAAGCCCATTTGCCAATCCCAATAGCTTCCTCGTGTTGCGTAGTCTCGTTTCTGTGAGTGCTTGTAAATAGAGTTACACCAGAGGATCCTGTAAGTATTGTATGCGCCGACTTTCTTGATGATACCTACGTCGCCATCTCTAATCCAACCAGTTCTTTTTATCTTCTTGCCATACGAAGATAGCGTAACTAAATCACCGACTTCCATTTCTCTCTCCTATAAAAATGATAAAATTACCAGCACTAGTACGATACCAACAAATTCAAACATATGTCGCCAGTATTGATCTTTGTGCTTCATTTGATTACCTCGATTGAGTTTGGTAGCTGTGCTAAAAGTTCTTTGTTTTGCCAAAGAACAAAAAAGTATTTAGGATTTCTATCTACGATAATACCACATTTTCTATCATCTGTCAAGTCTGTAATGCCAGGAGCAAGACAGGCGTGGTGGTATGCCGTTTCCATAGGTGTCCACCTGACAACATCACCGACTTTCACTGATAACCTCCGCTTGTGCTTCCCATAGTGGGCCTATCAAAGTAGGACTTGTTGGAGAGAGAGCATCCCATAAGACTTTGAACAATCTCCTGCGGTGGGCGCCACTAGTCTGACCGACTTCTGCTATAATAATTCCAGATCTTTCCATACCCCAAGTCTCTTTTACCAAATCACCAACCTGCACGACTCAAAACTCTCTTTATTGCCATTGTTGAAAACATTAAATCGTCGCGGCACCACCGAGGTGGTCCCCCTTGCCACCTTACCTTTATCCTGCTTGTAGGGGAATCTGGGTGGCCCGGATACATCATTTCTGCCTCAATCACGACGCCGATTTCACCGTGACGTGCTTCAATCAGATCACCGATTTTCATTGTCGTCCTGCATAAAATATGTTGCGTGAGTCCAGATTCCAGCACCAGCTACAAGCAATACGACACACCACACTGACCAAATAGAATCAAGTATTTCTGCAAGCTGAAAGCCAAACAATGCTGTTTCCACTATAATACTACAACTTTCACTAAAAAAGCAACAACAAACGGCATTGAATATAAACAAATACCAAGTATGACTTGCTCTACTTTTTCAATGTCTTTTCTAAATTCTTCGTTATGATGCACCGATAACCTCCAAATACTCTGGGTTGATTGGCCTCACCCATCGGCAATCAAACCAATAAACATTTTTGTAAAAGCCGCCGTCTGGTGGGATGGATTGCGTATAATCTGAAATAATAATACCTGTCTTTTCAGGGTCTAGTTTACCGTCCCATTTCCACATCACCAAATCACCGACCTTCACTGATCACCACCAATGCTTTGTAACTCCATAATCTTTTGCCGTGTGCTGTGACGACGTGGACGTCAGGATTCAAGAATGCGCTCTTTTCATAACTCGGACACTTGCCAGCGTAACCTAGACCCGTCACGATTCCTGTGTGACCTTGCCCATTTCTAACTAAATCACCGATTTTCATGGTACAATTTTTCTCATTAAAGTGTCACACCAGTGTTCTCTCTTACCTGTGTGCTGGTCTATCAGTATATGCCAGTGTTCAGTTACCTCAACGATAATGCCATACCCCATAACTTCGCCCTGTGCTGATCGGTACTGTACGTAATCACCTGTCTTGATTTCTTCCATAAAGCTCATCCAGTTTTCTTTTTTGATTTACCTGTCTTACTACTTCCCTCATGAGTTCTTCTTTTTGACTCTGGACGAAACTAGCTTTCATGCGGTTTCTGATAAATAGCAAAATTGCAATCCCTAGTAAAAGTTCAATCATATTAATATATTACCTTATTATGTCTGTGATGTCAATAACTTTTTCTTGTGATTTTGGCACTTCTTCTATCTCTTGGCAGTGGTACCATCCGTTCTTTTTTGGATCTTGAAATTCAAGATCTACCAGCCATCTTGCAACGCCAACACAAACACACTTTCGATTATATCGAGTGGACCAGTATGTTTTATTGCATTTAACGTCTTTAGCTTTCATCTTAATAACTATACTCTAAGGTTTTGATCCGGGTAACGAACTTTTTATTTTTTGAGGAAATATAGCCAGGCTTATTGACAAGCTCGAATTGTGAAGGCTCAAGCTCAGCCCATTCGCCATTTATCCAAAAATAGGTCAATGACTTGTTTGAGACTGGATCTAGCTTCACAAAGCAGCCTTCTTCCCCGTTTATATTCACATCGAAAAGATCATAATCAACGATGCACCTTACAGCTTCGCCTCTTTTCATTTCGACTCCTTGCGAATAAGGCCCCCCTGCTTAAGTAGATCAGTGACCACTTGAGTAAGTGATAGCCTATCATTTTCGTCATCACAACAATATTGTTCATTTCTAGAAAGAGCTTCTCTCACCGTAATAAATGTTTTTTCGTAATTATCTTCTGCTTGGTCAATACTCTTAGTATCTAGGTTGTCGACTTCGTGAAACTCCATATCACTATGTTCATCGCGGATAATGGTTTTGATATATCTTCCTTTGCGGATCTTTTGCATTACTGTTCCTTTTTGATTTCGAAAAACTTAACTCTTTTTATTTTACCTTTTAAGAGTCCATTTGTCAATAATATGTTATAGAAATTTTCTCCCACAATACCCACAATAACTCCACGTATTTTGCTTGGGTGTCCCATGGGCCTGTCCAACAGAATGACACGATCGCCCTTTTCAAAGTCTTCGTTCATACTGTAAATAGTTCAAAAGCTTGACTATTTTGTCAAAATTTTGTCTCTGAGTCTCAATAGAGCCAATTCTTTCTTCTTACATTCAAGCATTATATCGTGCCTTTGACCATAAGAATCTACTTGTCTTTCGATAAAATCCGAATGAGCTTGCGGGCGAATTTTTGGGTCGCCTTGTTCAATAGCTCTCGACTCTGAGACGTGAACAACGGGATTGATTCCTTCTGGCCAAGTTGAGGCTGCGAGTTCGAGTGCCTGTCTTTCTGTGAGTCCTCCAGTGCAGAATCGATGGTGATGGTAATCGAAAACAATCGGGATTCCAGTTTCGTGGTGAATCTTTTCATAAATCTCCTTTGTGCTCCACATTGAAGCTTTGTCGTCGTTTTCTAACGTGAAGCGTTTCTTACAGTTCTCATCGAGACCGGCCGGCTTGAGAAAGTTTTTGATGAATCGCTTTGCGGTTGCTTCTTTGTCTCCGTATGTACCGCCGACATGAATGTTAATCTTGTTATAGTGACTAGGAAAGAAGCCCATCATATCAAAAATACGAGAATGATTGTTAAGTTCCTTATAGGTCTTGTCCACAACAGTCTGGTTCGGCGAGGCAAGACAACAAAACGGACCTGGGTGAAAGGTCAAGCGGTGGCCGTTAGAGACCGCATACTCTCCAACCCTAGTTAGTACCCTACGGATAGTAGAAATGTCCGGCAAATCGTTATACTCGTACTCTGAGGCCCAAGGAAAGATGTCAGATGACATACGGTAGAATCTGATACCTCTCTGTTCGTTCCATTTGAGGATCTTCTCAAGGTCGAGTACATTCTGTAGTGCAAGCTCAGAGGCATATTTAATACCCTTTTCGCTGAAGGTTCTTTTTATCATGGACCGGTTGGTTGTGATGCGCTTAGACTTAGGCACATCAGATAAAGTCATATTGATACATGCGTATCCGTAGTTCATGGACTTCTCCTTGTTGTTACTTTGTGTGTGTATATATTATCTTATTTTTTATAAAATGTCAATCAAAAAGATGACAATTTTCTCTCTGCCACTCATATATTAGCGGCTCTTGACAGTCTTGTTCTGGTAAAGTCCAGCAAAACGAATGACTTCCTAAGTTTGGTTCAAAACATTTTTCAGTGCAAATTTTTCTGTGATTAGTTGATTCGGGATTATGGCAAATTTCTATATAATTTTGAGATATACTTTGATCTGCTTGGTGTACACCACTGTCCTCAACACACGACAGTACAAAGAGAAAAGCTAAACAGTGAAAATATTTCATATTAAATCCTTTCACTTATAATTAGTGTTCCGTAGTTATAATAATCCTTTTCGTAGCAGACCCAAAGGTACTCAGAGACAATTTTCTTTACTATCCTTTTCATATCTGGAGAGTTTCCTGTTATTATCTCACATGGCAAGTCGACATGATTGAGGAATCTTCTCACTATGTCATCAGCCTTTTCATGTCTTGTTCCGTGTAAATCTAGAACTTGCACTTTCTACCTCAAGCTTAAATAGCCAATTGCTTGTAACATATCCTAAGCTGTCGTTTTTTCTATCTTTCTTTGAGACGCTTTTTGCAAAAAAACTTTCATAGCGCGTTCCCGGTTGCATTTGGACTAGAGCTTTTTCTCCCCTTGGTGAATCTCCTTCATCCTTAAATGATACAATTATACCAACCCACTCTTTTCCATATAAAATATGAGTAACAAGATCACCTACTGCTAGGTCTTTGATTCGAGATATAGACTTCCCCATAATAAGATACCATCCCTAATATAATTAATAGGGCTATCCATATTATTACCATGTGGTTTCTATATTTATCCAAAATTTCTCCAAATGTATAAAGCAGCCGTAAGAAACGCTGCAGCAATTGCAAGAGGCCAGTCAAGGCCGCGGCTCTCTTTTTTCATAGGAATTTACCTCCGTAAGTTTTGATAAGTCATAAATATACTGACTCTCTATATCTCCTCTGTTTCTTTTTTTTGCATCTTTTAGAAGAAATTGGATCCTGGAAAAACATTTCTCGCAATTTATATAAAATTGAAACGCTTCGAGGGCTGAAACAAAACTTGAATATATCATAGATCTAGATTGGTGGTGAAATTCTGACACTCCATGTTTTCCCACGTTTACCGAAAGGGAAACTGAGGCTTGAGCATCAGTACCCATGCTATTTTTAGATTTAGATAAGATTGGATTTACGCTGTAATCTACAATCATAATTTCTGCTAGGCTGGGATAGAGATTGTAATAGTGGTTGTGAAGCCCTCCAAAAAGGCCGTCTATGAATCCTTTCCCCTCTTGTTCTTTGAGATCCACAACTTTGTCTTCAAAAGAGTTTTCACGGAACGAGAAGTCTGTTAGTGTGTGGTCACACTGTAGCGACTCTTTTACCACTATCGAAAGGGGACTTAGGGTTTTTTTTTCTTTTTTAAGCACTCTATCTATTATCTGCTTGACTTCTAATCTTTTGAATTGTTGTGGAGTTTTCTGCATTTTAATTTATTCTAGTCTTATTAATCCTGTTGATAATTTAAAGAGAGACTGAACATTGGCTAACCTTTTGATGTCTCTTACGATTCTAGCTTTTACGTTTTCTGGAGTGTTCATATCTCCAGGAGTAGAGGGTATAAATTTAATTGCCAGGCCTGCGATATATCTGCCCTCTGCTACCTTCTGGTTTCTGATAGCAACTGTAACAATGGTCACATTTGGAAGGGCGCGCATGTCGGCCAAGATATCATCTAAACCCCTGGTTTTTTCCCCTTCGGCAGTTAAACCATAAGATATCATGCAATAAAATTTATAGATACCTCTCTGTCGGCTTCTGCCTTTTTCTTCATTTATTCCCAATTGTTCTTTAATATTATCATAAAATGTGTTTTTTGTCATTATGTTTTTCCTAAAATAATTGTTCATTTCTTCAAATAAATCTTCGTCAAAAATACCAGACTCGAACTCTTGCAGTTGCCGTGATCTTACAATATCCAATACTTTTTGTTTTTCGTCCTCATCATACTTTTCAATATTCGGTCGTTGGCCAGTCATTTTTGTTCTTTGTCCAACCCAAACGTTCACGTACTGAGGGTTGAAGACGCCTGCATCTATCATGTACTTTACAAGTTTTTTACTAAACTTCTTTTCCCTTGCGGCCTCATAGAGTTGACGCGAATAGGACTTACCAGAAATGTGGTACTTGAGACCGTCGACTGATTGGGGTTGCGTCAAGGAAACAATGCTTATTCCAAGTTGCCCGATGTTTAGTATTTCTATCTTTTTTGAATCACTCACCCGCGGGTTTAAAACCATGTCTATCAGGTTTCGACCCATAAACGCATAACGCTCTTCATCCTTAACATCTTTGATAATTTCATCCGCCAAGTCATCAGTCATACCCCGAGATGAAGCGACATAGCCATTTATACGGCCGGGGTTTCCAATTACGTCGAAAAACTTGTCACTTCTCTGCACGAGATAGAGTCTTTTAACTTGCTCTGGTTTTGGAGACTTTTGTGTCAAATATCCTTGTAATATTGCTCCGTATGGTTGCTGTTGGTTGCTTAGTATGTTTGGGTTTTGCTTTACCGCTCCTTCGATATATTCATCGCTTAATAAGTGATTTATAATGTCTTCTCTGATTGAGTCTGAAACCTCATCCACTTCCATCAGCGACTGCATACAATATAGCTTTTCATCATCATAGCCCTTTGTAAGCTCGTCTCCAAGTTCCTCCCAAATGCGAGAAGACAGACTTGCAGCATCAAAATCCTGATTTGGGGTAATGCCACGAGCACCGATTAACATTGCTATTCGAAGGCCAAGCACGGGTTGGCGCAATTGAAAGTTTATCTTTACAAGACTTAGCCTATGATCTTCGCTTAAGTTATCATTCCTTAACAGGCTTCCCGCCAAGTCGGGCGCGCCGAGTTTTGTTACCCTAGCTATGTCTGTCCCACCAAACGTATATCCTGCTGCAAGAATCTGACTTAGAAAGAACTTGATTATTTCTGGATCTTCTGTGCTCTTTGCCAGTGACCTTTCACTATCTGCGTCTAGTTTTCCTGCAAATAACCTCTCCTTAACCTCTTCTTCTGATAAGATATTAAGATAATCTGGACTGTTCTCATACTCAAATTCTGTAGTTTGTAGCCACTGCTTTATCATTGGCCGGTACTTCTCCACAGGTGCAGCGTTACCTTTACCTTTTATTTGCTCGACCTTGCCACGAGATCGAGACCTCCCAAGGGGTAAGGTAGGCAATATCTCAATCGTGGCGTGAGGCTCATTCCTTGCGTCTCTAAGGGAATATATAGTTGTTCTGCCCGAGGCCACATCGTCACAATATGATCCGACGCAATGACCCATCTTGTCTCCCTCGACGCCAAGGTCGTTCTCTGTGTTAACGTCTACTATAGTAAATCCATTATCGAACTTATATACAACCTCCTTGTCTTGGTAGTCTCCCGTACTCTCAACACCTTTAAGAGTATTGTGCCACTCCTCCGCTAGTACGAACATCTCATTCAAAGATTTCTCCCAAAGATCTTCAGGAAACTCATTTGCACCATTCAGGTAATCTGAGATATAACGGATGTCATTGTTGTGTATGTTTAGCTCTTCTGGCTTGTCAACCGTGTCGATATTTCTCACGTAAAGTTCTGTTTCATGTACGTATACTGCGTTCGCCAACCACTTTGCGAAGCGCTTACGACCATCTCTTGGAAAGTGATTGTCGGGCAATGACTCCATCCAAGTGACAAGACCCGTCGGGAATATTGGGTTTAGATATTCGGGGTTTCGCTCCAAATCTTGTATGCGAGTAAAATAATCTCGTACCTCTTCATCTGGAAATTGAGGCATCTCTTTCTTTATTCGATCAACATTTATTTTTCTTAGGACTTTTGCATCCTGTTGTGCCTCTTGAAGGAATTGCTTCCACTTGCTATGAAAATTTGACATAGATAAAACCTTTTATTATAAATAGTCAAGTGGAAGCTAAGGCGATTGTTTTATTGAATATCAATAGACACTGGCTTTACCTCGGGTCTCTGAGGTACCCGAACTGTCAACAGGCCGTCACTAAACGCAGCTTTAGCGTTTGATAAATCAAGGTTATCATCATAATTTACATATGTCCTTGTAAAATTGCGTCGGGCAATTCTTTGGCGCTTTGAGTTTTCCTCATTCGCCTTGCCAGTGATAGTGATTGACCTCTTATCAGGCTGTATGTCGATGGCTAACTCTTTCTTCTTGAATCCAGCCAAAGCAAACTCCAATACTGTTGAGCCATCGTCGTCTCGATAGATGTCGGCAACGGGATAGCCCTGTGTGGATGCCTTGAGGTGGGTTGGAAAGTCGTTGAAAAAATTATCAAAGACCTCATTGATAACATTGTGCCCTAAAAGTCCTGGGCGACGGATTGTAATTGCATTCATTTTGTGTCCTCCTTATTAAGCAAGTTACATTTATAGTTAAATTCCTGACGGCAATTTGTGCTACTTCTATAGTATAAACACTATTTAATATGTTGTCAAGTTTTTTGGAGAAGAAAATGGATTTTAATTTAATAATGGAAAACTGGAACAAATACCGTTCCGAGCAAAAAATAATAGAAGAGGCGAGAAAAATATTAAGAGAGCAATCAATCAACCCTTGTCAAAGTATCGATTTTAATAAACTAATCATACAAGCTGTTCAGAATCCTAAAAATGCAGAAGTGTTCGATGCACTTAGAAAATCGATTTTTGGCGCTCATAAGAGATCTAAAAAAGACCTTTCAAAAGAACAAGGTACAATCGAGATAATTAACGAATCTGATTTTTCTATTTATGATATCACCATTGAGAAGATGGGTCCATCATGGGATGGTGTCGTTAAAAACTTGCGACCAAAGTTTACGAAAAAATATGGAGGAAATTTCGGTCCGAAGATTGGAGACTCAAAATTTAAATTTGTTGAACCATACGCAGAACCCAATGAAAGAAAAATAGAACCAGCCTACGGGATTAGATTTCACGCTCCAAACGCAATATATCAATTAGCTTATAGATGGTATCCTCCAAGATACTATACATCTCCAGGTGAAGTAAACCCTGAATATGAAAACTCATCAACTCTACAAAGACTCAGTGCTGGTTCTCCGGAAGAAGGTTTCAAGTACTATATACACTTAAACCATATGGTCGAGACCGCGCAACCTTATTACCCACTAGAAAAGGGTGTACAATGGATATTAGTCGCTAGGTCAGGAAAACAAGCAGAAGGTCTTTCAGCAGATGGTACAACAGGCGGCGCAGCAGATGATCCAAATGCAATTCGTGTCCCTACATTCTCTAAACTTTACTGTCGTAAATGAAGAGTCTCAGTAGAAAACTTGAATTAAAATTATAAGAAGAGCTAAACAAAAACAAAGTATAGTCTTTACGGTAAACATTGACTCCCCTAGTAGAAACCAAGTCAGCATCGGAAAAACAATTAGCCCAGCAGAAGATCCAATAAATCTAGCAGTCCAAGCTGAACCTGTAGACTCCACTATAATTTTATAAGCATACCAGAAACAGATTGAAGTTGGCACACCCATCAATACTGCTGCGAGAATTGGTTTGTCTTTCCACCATCCTGATATAAATTGGGAATTCATCGAAAACCAACCAATGACTTGCCCTACGAAAAAAAATACTGCCCCGAGGAACACATTCATCAATGCGCCCACAAAACAACAGAGCCAAAGGCTGAACGAGAAGCCATTTCAACTGTCTTGGCTAAACCAATAATTGCCATATATACTTCTTGCCCTAAAGATACCTTCTCAGTATTGATAGAAGAAAAGTCTTCAAACAAACTTTCAAACAGAACCTTTAAAGTTGTAGAAGATGCACAAAATTCCAAAAGCAAAGACTTTTCAGTTTCTGAGATGGGAAAGTTTCCCATTATATTATCTTCTAGTAAAGAATTTACTCGATAGTGAGTTGAGAGTGCTGCTTCATATATTACCCTCAATATAGAGACATCTACTTCTATTTCCTTTTCTTCCACTATAAATACCTCAACAACTCAGTATATCCGCCAATTTTTCTCGTGTGGCCTGATTCGAGATTGTTTGCTAATATAATTGGAACAGTTTGGTGATTGTGAAATTCTTTATACTCATCAAGATACTCAGGAAATTTAGCATAATCCAAAAAAGTAAACTGTAAACCTGAGGCTGTCAGCAGATCTTGAGCAAGCAGACAAAAATCACAAGTAGATCTTCCTATAATTATAAACCTCTCACCCATTAAGTATACCTCTGTTGTCTTTAGAGTCCGGTGACTTTATTAGCTTGTAAATTTCTTCTGAGTGGCCTGAAACTATGACCTCCTCTACGCAGCTTGCATTATTTATTTTAATGAGTGAAAATTTTTTTTGAACAAGGTTTGACGCCCCCTCTGTCATGAGGAAGTCGGATGCCTCTTGATAGTCCCTAACACTAATTATGTGTGCAGGGTTAACATATATCTTATTCAAAGAATACGTCCTTTTGTATCCCTCGTTTATAATAACTAATTTATTAAATGCTACTAACATTTTCAATCTTCTTCTTTTCGTTTACTGGCCAATGTTCTTTAAAATAAAAGCGCCTATAAGACCCACAACAGAAGTAAAAAGAGTCCAAATCATTCTGGAAGAAGTTTGTTTCCAGGACTCTAACTCTCTTAATCTTGCATACAGACCTTGGTCTGGATTATAAACTGCTTCTTTTATTTTTGCTATATCTTCGGACATTTCCTCCTGCTTATTTCCCAGGACTTCCATTCCATTACAAATTCTATCTAATTTCGTCTGTATTTCTAAATTTAAATCTTGTTGATCAACCATGAGAACACCCTCCACAATTTAATTAGTATCTAACTCTGCACAATACTGTGGTTCGTCAGTAAAAGAGTTCCAGATACGGACACAGCGTTCTTGAGGGCACATCTTGTGACCTTAGCTGGGTCGAGTACTCCTGTCTTTTTTAAATTTACAATTTCTCCTGTCGAAAAATCTATTCCCTCCCACTGCTTCAACTTCTCTGACTGCAACATCACTACTTCAGGGTGCAGGCCAGAATTTTTAGCCATTGTGCGAAAAGGAGCCTCAAGTGCGGATCGAAATATTGATAGAGAAGCTGACTGCTCCTCAGTCTCAAAGTTCGGCGCCACGGAAGCAGAAATACGCAGAAGAGTAGTTCCTCCGCCAGGGACCACCCCTTCCTGTTGGGCTGAACGTACAGCCTCCAGTGCATCCTCAACTCTGTGCTTTTTTTCTATCATCTCTACTTCTGAAGAAGCACCAACCCTGATAATAGCAACACCAGAAGAGAGGCGAGTAATACGGCTTTGGAGTCGCCCTGCCTCATTGATATCATCAGTTTGCTTAATCTCATTTTTAATTTTTTCGATAGTGTGTTCGATGTTTTCATGATCTCCCTCCCCGTCCACAACTGTAGTGCTGCTCTTGGTAATCTCGACACTCGAAGCTTTTCCAAAATCAACTAACGAAACCTCTGTTAACTTATGGCCCAGACTCTGTTGGAAAAACTTTGCGCCTGTTGAGATCGCCAAATCACTCATAATAGCCCGGCGTTCCTCTCCATATCGCGGGGGTTTGACTGCGACGACCTTCATTGATCCTCTGACGGTGTTCATAATTAGTGCAGCAAGAGCCTGACCTTCTATTTCCTCTGCAATTATTACAAATGGGCGGCCTTCGCGAGCGGCTATTTCTAAAGCTGGGAGGATCTGATTTACTTGGTCAATTTTTGAATCTGTTATGAAAAACATCGGATTCTCAAATTTACACAAACCCCTTCTTTCATCTGTAATGAAAGCTGATGCCGAGAACCCACTGTCAAATCTAAACCCCTCTACCAGATCAAGTGTTGTGTCTAGGGATCTTGCCTCCTCGATGGTTACTGTTCCATTTTTGCCCACCTTATCAACAGCAGTGGCCACAAGCTTGCCAATTTCCATGTCGTTATTAGCGGAGATTGTGGCTATGTGCATTACATCTTCCGAAGACGATATTGGTTCAGAGATGTCCTCCAGAATTTTGACTGCCTGATTAAGACACTGCTCTAAGCCTCTCTTGATCTCGATAGGGGAGGTTCCCGATGAAATATGCTTGTTGGACTGAAAAAGGATTTCTCTGGCCAAGACTGTAGATGTTGTTGTGCCATCTCCTGCTTCTGCGTTTGTCATTGCAGATACCTGTTTCACAACCTCTGCGCCGGCGTTGACGTGAGGGTCATCAAAAGTGATACTCTGCGCGACTGTTACTCCATCCTTCGTTATGAAGGGTCTTTTATTTTTGTTGTGTATCAGCACATTTTGGCCTTTTGGGCCCAAGGTTGCGGCTACATAGTCCGCAAGCGTATTTACACCCTTAAGGACCTTGTTGCGGAGTTCGGTCCCATGGCTAAGTTCTGTCTTCATTTTGTCTCTCTTTCGTTTAAATTTAAGAACTAAATTTTATTTATTATAGCATACAATCTAGTTTTATCAAATACTATTTTTTTTAATTTGGAAGTGTATCTCTCTGTTGATTGAGGTGGGCAACCCGGCGAGCAAGACTCTCTTCCTCTTCTTCTTCTTGGGGTTGGTCGACTCTTGGAAACTCCATATCGGGCACGGAAGAAGACAGAGTATCTTCTTCGTCTTGGTACAAAGGCCCTTCAGGGCTCTTTCTTGCTTGGATAATTGCTTGTATTTCCTCTACAGCATCTTTAAACTTTGCATCCAAAGTGTCATCCAGTGCTAGTTGGTCCTGAGACCCTTTCTCTTGAAACCCTCTGATTGCATCCATAAACATTTCATGAGTCCTCTCAAGCCAATCATCTGTGTAAGGGTCCTTATCATGCTTAACTTGAACCGCATTTTGGTCAAGAAAATCAAAAAGCTCTTGAGCTAACTCCATATTTATTTCTCCGGTTTGTGCATCATACATTTCTCCCGGTGGCGGATATATCGCGATAGCGTTTCTATTTTTTATGGGTGCACCTTTTAGTTGCGGTTCAGCGCCGCCTGAGTGTGTATCGTAAACCGAACTATCGACTGGCTTTAAACCATCGGCGGGGAAGTCATCTTTTGCTTCTTTAAACTTTCTCCAGCTTTCCATTATTAGTTTCATATCTTTCATTTGTCGCCCCCTCTTGTTGATTTTAGTTCCATTGTCTTTGAAATAACATTAGAGGATGCTGTGATTGCTTCATTTGCTCTCTCATCTTCCTGCATACCTCCAGCAACATAAGCATATGTATTTTCTTGTATTGACTTAACACTGACAAAAATGTCAAAGATAGCTTCGTTTAAAACCGATGTCATTCTATTGAGCATGTTTTGCGTGTTTCTTGCTCCAACTTCTATAGTTCCAAAAACAACACTATCTTGGCCTTGGGGTAAAACCGGCGTGCTAGGGTCCACAAGTTTATTCAGATTTTCTACAGCAGTCTGAATTAAATTAAATTGTTTTCTTCTCAGGTATCCAAAAGAATTCTGAAGTGCGATCTTTTGCTTCTCTGGGTCTCCGGCAAGTTTATTATAAACTTCTAATGATTTTTCAAGCGTCACTCCGTCGAATGCGTTTTCCAGCTTAGCATCTCTTTCTTTGTTTAGTTCTGAAATATTATAGCGTGCAAGGATTCGGTTATTGGCGACACCATAAGATTTAGCAACTAGGGTCACATTTGCGTTGAATGCCTTCTGAGAAGCTCCTTCTTCTGGCTTTAGATCTTCTGGCATGTTTGCTGCCACCATGGCCAATAGAGATTGGTATTTCTCCTTGTTTTCAGGTTTTCCCCTGTTGCTGTAGGGTATGGGAGATTGCCCTCGAATAACTGTTGGAGTCACAAACTTTGTTCCTGTCTCATCATAGTCAACCACATCTATTGGTATGAAAGGGGCATCGTTTTTTGACCAGCCAATAAGTTCTATAAAATAATCTATTTGCTCATCTGTAAATCTTTCCCCTAGAATGCCTTTCATCTCTTCAATGAATTCATCCTCAAGTTCCTGAGTTGATGGTAGATTTATGCCGGGGAGGCCTGAACGGTAATCTATATCTTCTTCTCCTGCCTCTACTCTTCTAATAAATTCGGCGGCAAGAAGTGCGTTAGCTTTTGACTTTTTGGATGAAATTGCCATACAATTCATTACGTTCTGTAGTGTAAAATCAAATCTCATGAACTTGATCTTACCGTTTATGTCAAGGCCGGCTTTTTTGTCGTCTTCAAACTTTTTGGTACAAGCAATATACCGCATCATCGGCACATCGTATTGAGGTGATACGAGATCGTTTACAAGGTCAGTAAAGCTACCACCAACGTGAAGATGGCCTTCGCCGTATAGCTTGAGACTTATTGGTACATCCTTGCCTTCAGACCGACTTACAAAGTCTGCAATGGTGCCCTTGTTTGCAGGAACCTGGAATCCTCCTGCAAGAACAGCTAAGAAAGCCTCAAAGTTAAACCCAGCAGATGCTGCATTGAAGTTGGAGATAACTTTTGTAAGAGTCTTAAAGAAAACCATGTACGATAGTGCGACTTTAATTTGTTCTGCAGTGCCTGAAGCTTCGCCATCTGGGAACATCATAGACATAGCACCATCTGGGTCTTGATAAAATCTCTCTAGAGATGCCACCTTTTGTACGAAGTCTGTTCCTTCAACGTTCTCTAGAAACTGACTAAGCCTTTTTCTTTCCGGACCTTCAATTTCTGAACCTGCTTCGCCAGAAACGTCGGTCCAGCCAAGTTCGGAAACGGCGATTTCTGGTATTGCTTGCAGAGTTAGTGTTAATTCTTTTTTTTCATTAATGAATTGCTCTTTTAAGATCTCAAGCTCACTTTTGGCTTGTTTGAAAAGTGTGCCTTTCTCTACTTCATATACTTCTTCTATGAGATTAAATAAGTCTCCTATCGAAGATATTGATTTCTTTTTTTGATTTGTTGATAAAAATTCTTCATGCCACGACATGGTGATGCTCCTCTAGGTAATTAGATAATTTCGTCAGCAATTCCCATTTTAATTGCTTCTTCTGCCGAGATGTAGACATCTCTCTGTGCTTTGAGTAGCTTCTTGATCTTGGCTGGGGTTAGTTTAGTGTAGGAAGCGAGGGTTTCAATATACCTTTCCTGTACCCACTTTATCTCTTCCAGTTCATTCTCTATGGAAAAAATTGTACCACCGGTACCTGCCATTACGTTATGAAGCATTATGCGACAGTTGCGGCCGACTTTTCGGCGCCCTTTCGTGCCAGCAGCAAGAATTGGAACTCCTGCTGACATTACCTTTCCTATCCCAAACGTTTCAATATCACAAGTTCTCTCCTTTACCATGTCCATCACATCAAGAATAGAGAACATGTCCGACGCCGAGCCGCCGTGGGTCGATACCATCATAGATATAGATCTAGCGACGATTGTATCTGGTGTGGCGGAATCTTCTGCTTCTCCCTCTCCTCTAAGGACTGTGTGCGAAGTGTTTTCAAGATACAGAAGAGCCGCCACCACATCGGCGCCTTTTTGCTCGCTAATGTCTCCATACAAATTTATAGTCCTTAGTTCACTATCAAGAGGATTTGGAACCTGAATATTATTTACTATGATTATCTGCTTTTCTTCTTTATCTAATTTTTGTGTTTTTTTCTTTTCTTTTTTCTTTTCTTTTTTTGGAAAAGATGCAACTCTTTTGACCATTTTGACTTCCTTCTATTGAAAACTTGTAAATATATAATACCATGCTTAGCAAGCTTTGTAAAGACTTTTCAACCAAAAAACCCCGGATAGAACCGGGGCTTTAAGGTGATAATAAGTTTTATTTCGTATTTACGCTCTTCTCTTAATTCTTTCAGATACTATCCTTTTTGTTACTCTCTTGAGTACCTCGTTTACTATCGTCTCCTGCATCATATCTTCCTCTTCTTCTGGAGCATCGTCGAGATCAGGGTCGGCGTCTAGGTCGAGGCCATCTTCACCTGCGCCCAGATCCATATCACCAGCAGGATCCACGTCTGCATCGTCGCCCATTGCCTCCTTAAGCCTTTCGCCCAAGTCGATTAAAAGCTGAGCCTCTTCTTCTGTAAGGCTTATATCGGCCGCTCCTGGCTCCATGTCATCGCCAACCTCTGGATCCTCGGGCATGTCACCCATGTCTAAATCATCTGCTGGCTCTTCGTCGGCTAGCTCTCCCGCGACATCCTCTTCTTCTTCTGCCTGTTCGGTGATGTCTGCCTCTTCCTCTGAATTTACCTCATTTGTAGGTTCTTCCGTGTCCGCGCTCTTTCCTTTTGGGATTCTCTTTCCGTACGAAGACTCTATGAAGGTGTCTGTCAAACCATCTACGTTTGCCAGTTTCATGAATCTACGCACTGTATTCTCTGTCAATAACTTATTATCACTCATTTTGTGTTCTCCTTTTTTTTTCTTTAAAGCAGTGATGCCAAAATAATACATAAATAAATAGTGTTTATGTATTATAAAAGTCAGATTTTTATCCTTTTATAAAGTTTAGATAAAGCTTTTTTTTCAATCTGAGATACTCTTACCAGAGAGATTCCCAGCCTTTTTGCAACTTCCGCAAGTGTCATCGCGCCGTGCTTCTCTATGGCGACGTACATACAATTATCGTCTTCAGGATAATCTATCCAACACCGGCAGGAATCTTCTGTGCAACATTTCTTATTCTTCATAGGAAGTGCTCCAATTTTGAAAGTTCTCTATTAAATCAAATAGATTTTCTTTTTCATTACCAGATAATTCTATTGCGCAATCTACCTCGCTTCTAGCTTTTTGTATTTTTCTCTTTCCCATGGCTTTCTCTTTCTCCTTTATTTTACCTATAACGTCTAACATTTCTGAATCGTTATCTATATAGAGCCTGATAATTGAATTAAAAAATTGTGTCTTATTTAAATTATCGTACCTAAGTCTTATTCTGAAGTCTGCCACCTCTCTCTCGTAGCACTTAAAAGAGAGAGATATTTTTTTATCCTCTTCGCTCATTTTTGCAAAATATGAGTTCGACTCTCGCGAAGACCCGAAGAAGTCTGCTTTATGAATTTAG